AACCGACTAATTGACTACGATGCTAACGCCAAGACGTTAACAAAGGTTGAGTTAATGAGCGTGGACAAAGAAATAGACTTTGCTCCATTTATCAATAAACCGTCTATACCGTTAAGCGCACCAATTACACGCAGACCGCTTAAACAAATAACAAGCGACTTCATAGACCGTAATAACATAAACCTTTCACCAGAAGGCGTAACGGTAACGGGAATAGGTAATGTTATCGGCGCAAATTTGCGAGGAAGTTTTACGGGTCAGTACAAGTCTATGGTTGAAAGTGGAAGCTACGAAAACACGAAGTCTTCCGTTAAGCCTGTTGTAACAACACAAAGCACATATAGACTAGGATATAATGTAAAATCTGAAGTAGTAGGGTCGGATTACTACATAGTAGCTTTAGACGGATGCACTACAATTAATCTAACTCCCGTAGTAGATAATATCGGTGTAGATTTTGTGGTTGTTAATAGGTCGGCAAGTGCAATTACTATTGACCCTAATGGCTCTGAAACTATTGAAGGCAATTCTACTTACACTTTATTACCTAATCAGTCGGCTTGTATTTTCTCAGACGGTACTGAATGGCGGATAGTATCTGTTTATTCATTAGGTGCAGGAGGCGTTAGGTTAGGATATAAGGCGGTAACTACAACTTACACGGCAACACTTACAGACTATTTAATAAATTGCACTAGCGGAACATTTACCGTAAATTTACCGACGGCTGTAGGTTACACAGGGTTAAGTTATGTAGTTAAAAATAGCGGTGCGGGAACTATTACTGTTGATCCATTCGGAACACAAACAATAGAAGGTAATACCACGTTTACTTTAAACACAGGGGCTAGTTGTACGGCTGTAAGTGACGGGGCTAATTGGATAATAATAGCGGTTTACTAATGAAGACGATAAACGGAAATAGCATACTTGGTAACGGTGATTTAACCGTAACGGGTACAGGTGTAAGTGATGGGGACAAAGGTGACATTACGGTAAGCGGTTCGGGTACTGTGTGGACTATTGATAACAACGCTGTAACGAATGCGAAAATAAATGATGTTGACTGGAGCAAGGTCACAGGAGAGCCTACCACATTAAGCGGGTACGGAATATCTGACACAAAGACGAATTTTAACACGGCTTGTTCAGATGGAAACTTTCTTTTTGTCGGTGACATTATCGGACTAACTGACGGAGATAAAGGAGATATCACAGTAAGTTCATCGGGTACGGTGTGGAACATAGATGCTGCAACTGTGGGAATAACTGAGTTAAGTGCAACGGGTACGGCTAACAATACTACATTCTTAAGAGGGGATAACACATGGGCAACACCTACGGCAGCGAATCCTGAAGGATGGACAACTATAGTAAAGAGTGCGAATCAAGATGTGACGAATAGCGCTGCTTTTGTTAATGATACGGAATTTCAATTTTCTGTTGTGGCAGGAGGAAAATATATGATAGAAATGAATGTTGTATGGTCAGCTAATGACGGAAATGCGGATTATGGTTGTAGGTTGTCTATTAGTACAGGTAATATGAATGGCTACGGGTTTGCTATTGCGTCAGATCAAACAACAACGCGACAATTAACTAATGGTACTAGCAGTGGTACTATCGTATTAAATACTGCATCTACATCTTTAGATTTCCTTCAATCTCTAACAGTCACATATTGTTTTAGTGCGTCAGCAAATGCCACAGTAAGGTGGCAGGTAGCAAATGGAATAGCAGGAGCTGGAAGAACATCACGCACTGGGAAAGGTTCAATAATGAAATATAAAAGATTAGACTAATGGGAATACTATTAAGCAAAGGAATAGACACTCAGGGAGTGGATGAGAATAACGAACCGATAACAATTTCAGGGAAGAGTATATACATTCACGGTACTGACATTGAACTAACATCTATTTATGCCCGTATGCAGTTCACTGCTAACCCTGACGGGCGTACTATTGTGGCATCATTCAAGACATATCTTAATCATGATAGATTCCTTGCAGATGACGAACTCAATACAACGGTGCATTCGTTGAATTTCGACTTCGTTATTCTTGAAACAGAGGTGCAATCTTTGGAGGTTGCTTTGAATTATTCAGTTGCCAAATTTGTTGACTTAGGATATTCAGCACAAATAGTTTAACTTTACATTATGGCAAAAGAGTTTAAAGTAAAATATGCAACCCGTGTTAAGTTGCAACGGGCAATACAGCAACAGATTCAACAAAAGGGATTAGTAGATACTTACGCCCTAAAAGATTCTGTGCGTGTTTCTTCAACAACAGGCGACCTTAACCAACTTTATGTTACGGTAAACGCTATCTATTATTATATGTTCTTAGATAAAGGTGCAGACCTTTGGAATGGCGGTGTTATTGAACCTTTTGATATTACACGTGACGCTTTAGCCTCACCGCTTGGGCTTCAATTTCAACAAGAGTGCGTTGATGCTTACGTTAATTGGATGGTTGCTAATTACCCGCTTTTGGACGTGGGTAGAATATCAGTAAGCAAATTGAAAGTAAATATTAAATACAACCTTTACGGTGACCCCGATGGACGTTGGAATGGAACTTTTGACTTTTAAAGTTTAAGTTCGTACCGCATACTAAGGAAATTAAACACCATTATTAAAGGCAGGTCAGTTACTTGGTCTGCCTTTGTTAAATCACCTTGGCATAAATCGTAAATCAACCTTTCCCACGACCACTTGTTAAGACGCTGCTCTTCCTGTTCCGCCTTTCTATCTTCCTCATCCATTTCACCGTCCTCTTCGATGTCTGGGTTAAATAGATTTTCGTAAGCCTTCATAAACTCATCACGGAATTTTAGGTATTCTGTCACAATTCCATAAATATTCGTGACAGGCAATTCAGTAAATAAGTGTTCACGTTCTGACGGATTAAATTTGTACGGCTCTAAAACACGGTTTCCAAACTCATCTTCTTTAAATCTCCTAAACAATACACCGCAGATTTTAGTTAGATTAGTTACATAGTTGTCAGCAAAGAATGTTTCAAGGTCTATAAACTCACCAAGCGTTAATTCATTAAGTTCTTTTTTAACCAACCCGCAAATACCACTTTTTAACCCGCAAATACCACTATTAGGTTCTCGCCCTATCCACTTTATTTTAGTGATAAAGTCGTTAAGTTCGTCGGCAGTTAGGTCTTCTAATTCGTCTGCGTCGGTATCGGAAAGAATCGCAATTACTTCTAAGTTGTATAAAAAAAGAGAACCGAAGTCCTCCTCTTTTAAACTACGTAACTCAACGAATTGGTCAACCGTTACTTCCGTCCAGTTCTTCGGTAGTTTGAGATTCATTGTTTAGTTTTTCGGCTGTGTTGTTTAGTTCTTTAAGTATTTCATAAACGTAAGGAACGGCAATTTCTGCCTTAAGTCCTTTAAATATTTTCTGTTTATGTTTCAAGTGTGCGTTGGTATAGTGTTCTTTTTTAGTTAGATCACTACGCTTAAACAAAATAGCCATAGCCTCAGAGCCGAAAGTGTCTATATTTAGTTTCCATGCCTTTTCAATTAGCCCCAAGTCCTTAACTCCGATTCGTTCAGGTGCTACATAAGTATAACCGTCTACTTCTATTTCTGTAATCTTTTCTAAAGTCAACTCCGAATCATTGAAAAGACGGATATATTCTTTTAATTCATCTAAATACACATCTTCAAAGATTTCTTCAGGCACTCCGAGATAAATAAACTTAGAAACCCATTTGTCAATGTTGTCTAATTGATTGTTACGGGATAATGAGTTAAGATAATCGAACTGTTCAACGGTTAGTTCACTTGCAAGGTTAGGAATTTCGTGTCCTTTAATGTTTACCATACTGATTAGATTTTCGTCAAAGATAGAAAAAGTTGTTTAAAAATTAACCATTAATCTAAAAAAATACTTATGTATTCAGATGGAGGAATTACCAACCTACAAAATTACTATTGACGAGGAATACAACGACGGACAAGAGCCGTTAGGTATTGACCAAATTGCGTTTACTGCTAACCCTGCTGTGTTGGTTAAAGGCGTTGCGTTTACTTCTCAAACAAAGATGCACTTTGCCGACGAAAAAAAGTATCGCATTACAGCCCCCGCAATGATCCCTATGGAAATCTACAGAAGGGACGATGAGATGGGCGAGTACTACGTTGAATTTACGGAACAGGAAATAGATAATATTTTCAAGGACTTTATGTTCAAACTAAACAACCAAAACTTGTTTAACCTTGAACACGACGGAAACGTAACTGTTCCCGCATATATTCTTGAAGCGTGGTTAGTAGACAACCCACAAGGCGACAAGGCTAAAAACACTTTCGGTATTGACGTTCCAAAAGGTACGTTAATGGTAACCGCCCAAATCACGGATACAGACTATTATAATAAGCTAGTCGAAAGCGGTCAAGTAGGGTTTAGTATCGAAGGCTTTTTAGGTCTTAAACTAAGTAATCAAATACAATCAAATATGCAACTACCAGACGGTGAACACCTGATCGAAGGTAAAATCTACGTTGTAAAAGACGGTGAGATTATCGAAGTGAAGGAGCAGGAGGTTGCGATGGAAGCGGAAACAGAAATGGCTTCCGAAGAAACAGAAGTAAAAGAGGAAGAACTGTCTACTGAAGAGGTCGTATTGGCTGAAGAGGCAGTAGAAGTTGAGGCTGCGGTTGACCCTGCTGCTGACGCTGAAGCAATTCTTGCTGTGGTTATGCCTGTTTTGGAGGAAAAGATTGCTGAAGTATTGCAAGTAATCGCAGACCTTAAAAATGAAATGACGGATTCGGAAGAGGTTGAGCCAACCGAAGAAGTCGAAGTTGAATTGTCGGCTCATCAAAAGTTTAGTAACGTATATAATTTTCTAAAAAACAATGGCTAAAAAGTACAAATTTGACCTTACGGTAGACAGTTCTGCGCTACTTCAGGCAAACCCCGTAGAGTTCTACGCACGTCTTTACGGTATGGAAAGCGCAGCAGGAAACTTCCGTGTTCTTCCTTCAGTAAAAAACAAAACTAAGATTGCCAACGTAATCTTCGACCAACTTATTCAGGAGGCTGACTGCGACTTCCTTCCAACAGATGCAACGGTTTCTGCTATCGAAATAGACGTTTGTCCACTTTCTGTTCAGGCTTCTGTTTGTCAGTATCAGTTGGAGCAGTCTTGGTTGGCTGACCAAATGTCAAGAGGGTCTAACGGTGATTTCACAGTAGCATCTTTTATGACTTATTTTTGGGAACAAATGTCTTCTAAGGCACACGAGGAACTAGCTAAGATTATGTGGCAAGGTGACACACTTTCAGAAGACCCTATCCTTTCTAAGTGTGACGGGTGGTTGAAAAGACTTTGCGGTCTTGACGGTGTTATCCGTGCTGCGGGTGGTTCTGTAACAGCATCTACTGTTGTTGGTGACCTTGGTGACGTTCTTGGGCTAGCTACGGACGAAATGCTTACTAACGCTTCAGGAATGCAGTTCAAAGTATCTCCTAATGTAGCGGCTGCATATCGTATTGCTACAGCTTCAGCGAACACTATCAACTACACTACTGCTGCGCTTAACCTTACGTTCTTGGACATTCCAATCGTGGTAGAATACGGTCTTCCGTCTAACACTATCTTGTTGTCAGACGCTAACAATTTCGTTTACGCTTTGGATGCTGAAAACGATATTGATTCCCTTCAAATCGTTGACTTCTCTAAGACTACACTTGATCGTAAGATTGGTGCTAGAGCTGACTTCAAAGTTGGTTTCTACATTACCAACCCTGAGCAGATTGTATTCTGGGGGTCTTGCGTTGCATCCTAATTAATTAACTCAACGGGCAGGGTTTCGGCTCTGCCCTAATTTAAATTCTAACAGATGGCTTGTACTACATTAGCAACAATTACAAAAGGATGCGACAACAACATCGGGGGAATCACTTCTATCCTTATCAATGATATGGATAACTTGGGTACTCTGACTATTGACTTGGCAAACTGGGAGGTAACTTCTTTCGGTACGCTTGTCGATGAGTTCGTGGCTTTTGAGTTCAGACGTAATACAGGAAGTTTCACAGAGGAGGCAGCGATAGACCTAGTTAACGGTTCTACTTTCTACACGCAGACTATCAACCTTATGTTCCACAGACGTGAGGCTGCAAAATCTAAAGCTATCAAAATCCTAGGCGAAGGTCAAAGGGATTTGGCTTTAGTTGTTGGTGATGCAAACGGAAAGTATTGGTATTTTCCAAACGCACAACTAACGGCAGTTGCTGAAGGTTCAGGACAGGCGAAGGCTGACGGTTCTAAGTACGCTATAACATTTGTAGCGGAAAACGAAAACCTTGCTTACGAAGTAGATTCTTCAATAATTGCGGGTCTTACCACTCCTATCTCTTAATTTCCTTTCATAACGTTTAAGAGGGTAGCCAGATTGGTTACCCTTTTTTATTTAACCAAAAACTGCGAATTATACTTATATGTTAGTATGATCTACATTACCAAAGGAGATTTAAACACTTTCGCTTTAACGCTTACGGAATCAACAACCATAAGCAACCCTACTTATTTATTTAAGTTCGTGTGGGAGATGAACGAAACTTTAACGCCTGTTTATTTTATCGGTGTTGACATTTCAGCTTATCCGCAAAGGGCTAACATTTTCGAATTAAACGAAGGCGTAGACGCTACTTTTAACATCGGGCAGTACAGATACGAAGTTTACGAAAGCCCTGTAATCAATCCTGTAGATGAAACGGGATTAGATAAGATAGAAGAGGGGCGTATGGTTGTAGAAGGTACAGGTTCAACAATTTATGATTAATGGGTTTATTCGGTAAATTTAAGCAAGAAGAGAAACTGCAAGTCGAAGAAATTGGTTACCAATCTTTTTCTACGCCATTCTTAAAAGTAGGTGGCGACAACCTTTCTCTTCCATTCGTTGATTCACGTTACCAAACTAACGGTTATGTCCCGTTTGGTGGTAACAACTTGTACCCACAGACATTGGTGCAAATGTATTATTCAAGTCCGCTACATGGCGCAATAGTTGACTTTAAAACCAACGCTACTATTGGTGGTGGATATACGTTTGACGAATCTAAACTAAGTGCTAAAGATAAAGTAAACCTTTACGCCTTTGGAAAAAAGATGTCTATTAAAAAGACACTTAAGAAGGTTACTAAGGACTTAATTATACACGGGCGGGTGTACTTTATCCTGTGTATGAAGAAAGGCGTTTTAACGTCAGTTAAATACGTTGGTGCAGAAAAGGTAAGAACGAATAAAGACAAGACTAAATACTTTGTTAACTACGATTGGCAATATACTAATACGATCCAAGAATTTACCCCTTATCATCCTGAATGCAAAGACGGGTATTTCATGTATATCTACGAAGACGATTCAACAGGACAGGATATTTATCCTTTACCACAGTACACAAGTTCGTTAAACTTTGCGTTTGTTTCTGGTGAACTTTCTTACTTACAGAAATCTCACATTCTAAATAGTGTATTTCCGTCTTTTGCTATGATGTTTCCAAAGAAGCCACAAGGTCAAGAGGAAATGGATTTGATTAGAAACACGGTTAATAAATTAAAAGGTGCTGAGAACGCAGGGAAAGCTGTCGCATTTTTCGCTAACAACAAAGAACAGTTGCCCGAATTGGTTAATGTTCCTAGTTCTGACAATGACACTTTATTTAAAGAGGCATCTGAATTAATCACAGAACAGATTTGTTTTGCTCACACTATAGACCCTATCCTTTTGGGAGTAAGAACAAGCGGAAGTTTGGGTAATGGCTCAGACATCAAACAGGCTTATATTATTTTTGAAAAGAACGTAGTTATTCCTATTAGGGAAACGGTTATGGATGTATTCAACGGGCTTCTAAAGATTGCGGATATTGATTCTAAGATAGATATTAAGAACTACCAAATCATTAATGAAACTATCGTAGAACGTGACGAAGAAACTAAAGCCTTAATAGACCAATTTAACACGTTACCACAACCGTTACAGGCTAAAGTTATCGAAAATATGACGGCTGAAGAAATCCGTGCTTTGGTGGGATTAAAACCGCTTGAACAAACAACCCCTCAGATATGACCTATTTTATTACTGAGAACTACTTAAAGACGAACACACCGATAACTCGCAACGTAGATGTAACGGATGTTGTTCCTTATATCCGTCCTGCGGCTGAGATGCGTTTAATGCCTATCCTCGGAACGTACTTTTACAATTATTTGTTAGCGGGATATAACGCGCAAACGCTAAACAATGACGAAGAAAACTTAGTAGAAAAGATTCAACCCGTAGTTGCGTGGCGTTCTGCTGAACAAGCTGTGTTTGGGTTATCTTATCAACTTAAAAACAAAGGTGTTCAAGTTCAGTTCGGGGATTATTCGACTAACGTAACTCAGTCAGAGGTTGCTTTTGTAATGGATCATTACGGACAAATGGCAGCGTTCTTTGAAAAGCGGTTGATTAATTGGCTTTTAGAGAATAAAGACTTATTTCCAGAGTTCACTTCTAACTTGAACAAAGATTCGGATATTAAGCCTGTGGACGACTGCACAGACACGGACTACGATAATACAATGATGGTTATTTAATGGCTGACGCTAGTATAAATATCGAATTAAAGGGCATTGCCCAAATCAAAAAAGAACTCCGTGAGTTGAAAGGTGAGTTGGCTTCGGCTACTGACCCACAACAAATGGCGGAACTTGCATCTAGAGCAGGGCAACTTTCTGACCAACTTAAAGATGCTAACGAACAAGTAGCTGTATTTGCTTCGGGTTCACCTTTCGAGCAGACCAACAACGCTTTGGGTTTGATGGGGTCGCAGTTGGCTTCATTGGATTTTGAAGGTGCGAGTAATTCGGCTAAGATATTTGCAACGGCTGCTAAGTCTATAAACGGCGAACAGATTGCCACACAGTTAAAAGGTCTTGGCGGTGTAGTTGCTAACTTAGGGAAAGGGTTTATATCTCTAGGGGCTACTATACTTGCTAACCCTATTTTTTTAATTGCGGCTGCTATTGCTGCGATAGTCACTATTATCGGTGTTGTATTAAATAAACTCGGACTACTTAAACCTATTTTAAAAGCGGTAGGTGATGCGTTTAAATTTGTTGGGCAAGTAATAGACGGCGTTGTTCAATCTATTAAAGATTTCTTGGATTGGTTAGGGCTTACAGCTTTTAAAGCGGAAGAATCGGCGCAACGTCAAGTTGATGCGCTTGAAAAAGTAAGCAAAAAACAGGAAGACAATTTAAAGAAAACTGTTAAGGCGTTTGATCGTCAAATCGAACTAGATAAAATAGACGGTAAAAGCACCGTAAACACGGAAAAGGAAAAGCAAAAAGCAATTATCGAAACAAGTAGCCAACGATACAAGTCACTTGTTAAGGCTATGGAGATAGCCCAGAAATACAACTTGTTAAACGAGGAAGATTTAAAAGCATTAAAAGATAGGGCAATAGCAGCTAAAGAGGCAGCTTCAGATGCACGTTTTGAAATTCAAAAGATAAACAAACAAGAGGCTGCGGATAAGAAAAAAAGTAACGAAGAAATAGAAAAATCGGATAAGGAATCTTACAAAAAAAGACTTGACGACCAAAAAGCGTACAGGGAGGCGAGGTTATCGGCTGCAAGACAAATTCAAGACGCCGAGTTAGATTTGATGGAAGACGGATTGGCTAAAGACCTTAAATCTAACCAACTTAAATATCAGCGTCTAATCGAAGATATAGCGAAAAACGAAAAGTTAACAGCAAACGAAAAGAAAAGACTTACAGAACTATACGCTCAAGAGCAATCCCAAACCGAACAACAAATACAAAAGCGTTATGCTGACGAATTAAATAAATTAGAAGAAGACGCTAAACGTGCAAAAGAGGAAAAGGATAAAGAGGAAAGTGATGCCCGTATAGCTAAAGATAAAGAAGAAAAAGACAAGCTACTACAACAACAAAAGGAATTTAACGAAGCTACATTACAAGCTGAATACGCATTAACAGATGCCCGTTTAGGTGTAGCAAAAGGATTCGTTGATATACTCGGAACATTAGCAGGAGAAAATAAGAAAGTGGCTAACGCTTTATTCCTAGTTGATAAGGCTTTGGCTATCGGTGAAATTATCGTTAACACACAGCGAGAGATTGCGGGTTATGCCGCTAACCCTACGTGGTCATTATTGCCAGACGGAGGTGCGACAATTAAGGCTTCTTATATTGCTGCCGCAAAATTAAGGGCGGGTGTTTCTATTGCTACTATTGCCGCTTCGTCTATTGCTAAGTTTATGAACGGTGGCGGTGGTTCTGTAGGTGGTGGTGGTGGTGCAAATGTAGGTAACGGTGGCGGTTCTACGGGTGCTGCCGCAACACCTAGTCTTAATTTATTCGGTCAGAACAACAACGCTAATAATTTGTCTGCGCCTCAGTCAATGGAAAGCGGACAAAACATAACAGTAACGGCGGTAGTGTCTGAAACGGAAATGACCAACACACAAAATAAGGTTAAGAAAATACAACAAGCTGCAAGTCTATGACCAGTTGGATAAGTATATTACAAAAAATAGAAGCGTTCTGCAACGCTCATATACAGATACAAAAGTTTGGCGGTGAGTTCCGTGAGCAAATGCCAAATTTCGCCACGAAAGACGAAAAATACCCGATTATTTACATCGAACCTGACAGCGACACGGAAGACTTGTTAACTAATCAGTTTACTTTTAACGTCTATTGTGTTGACATTATACAAAAAGATAGAGCCAATATAAACACGATTACTTCAGATTGTCAACTAATATTAAAAGACCTTTACGTTTTTTACAAAAACGATAACGACCCTGACATCGATGTTCTAGGTACTGCCACAATGACACCACTAAACAATTTGGATTTAGATTACGTTGCGGGGTGGGTGATGTCTATGACCGTTGAATTGGCGCAAGAATCTGATTGTTGGATTCCAATGTCGGATATAACTCCAGAGCCACCTGTTGAATGTGAGCCTGTTGAATATACGATTACCGATA